AGCGATAAAACCCGCCCAAAGAATAAAACCGCCCTTACTTAAAGATAGTAGCAATAAGGATACTTAATATAGTATTACTAATTGATTACCCTTAAACATTGCTTTCTAATATACTTTAAGCACACATACGCGCTCCCAGCACCAACAATATGATGTCCAGCAGGCACAATATAGCTATTATGCCTTAATTTAAGCTTAATATGATTCGCCTAATTGTTATTAAGAGTCACATCATAGCCAGGGGAGGGAGTAGGCGAGTAGAGATTGTATAGTATAATAATCATATAAGTAACCCACACACCCTGAAAATAGACCATATTTGTGAGGGAAGACCCAGGGAAGAGTCAATAGTCAAGTAGGGTAGGGGAGTAGTAAATAAAGCTAAAACATATCATTTAGACCCTAGGGAGTAAGAAATACAAAGTAAATAGTTATGCCGACCATTAAACAAGAAAAGTTAGCTAAAGCTTATTTAGAAGAACTTAAATCAGACAAACCCCGTTCAAAAGGGGTTATTATGCGTGAATCAGGATATGCCCCGAATACTGCAATCAAGCCGATTCAGGTGTTTGCGTCAAAGGGATTCCAGGAAATACTGTCAGAGGTGGACGATAACAGGATTATCAAGAAATGGAATAAGTGGGCTTTGCAGGAAAAGGACAGGCGTACTTCTTTAGAGGCAGGGAAAGAGATTATGAAACTGAAAGGAAGGTATCCCAAGGAACAGACTGAAATTGAGGCAGGAGAAATAAAGGTCACAATTAAAAAAGAATAATATGAAGAAAATAATAAAAAAGAAAATAGAAGTTAAAGTAGAGCCCGATAATCCCGAATCTATGACAAAGACCAAGGATGCGGTCAAGATGTGGAACGGCCACAAGATAACGGGAACAGCGGGAAACATCGGTGGTTCTATGGTAGAGGTTGTTTTAGACAATGGTTCAACAACAATGGTTCCTAGAGAGATTTTAAATGACTAAAAAAGAAGAACTGATAAAAACGTGGGCAGACCTTGGAAAAGAATGGATGACCCCAGGAAGCGTTTTTACAGAAATAGGATTTTTAAAAGACAAGCCAGTATTCACATTTAGCAAAAAGCAAGAAAAGTTCTTTAATTCAAAACAGAGATATTGCCTATACTCAGGGGGATTCGGATGCGGAAAGACGCTTGTACTGATACTAAAGATGGTATCATGGTGCTTATTCTTCCCTGGCACGAAAGTATTACTCGGAAAGCAGTTTATATCAGATATTGAGAAAATCATCCTTCCCGACCTATTCAGGATTCTGCCATCAACCTGGTACTCTTATGGGGTAAAGGCAGGGATAGTTAAATTGTTTAACGGCAGCGAGATTATACTGTTCGGCTTAGACGCCTTCCAAGGTTCGGGAGACGACATTAAGAAGGCGGAACAGAAAATCAAGGGATTAAACCTTTCGGCTTACTTCATAGACCAGCTTGAAGAAGTGGAAGAAAACGTGTTTGAAGCCTTAAATGCAAGGCTTAGGAGCATGGACGCCCCGCTTTCACAGGGGAACATGACTTGTAATCCTGCGAACTTCTGGGCATATCAATTTTTTAAAGTAAATTCATTAAAAAGAGAAGACATAGAGCTGGTAGAGGGTTCAATGGCTGATAATAAAGCGAACCTTCCGCCCACCTACATCCCAGACAGGACTTTCGGCAAAGACCAGGACTACATCAATAGATATGTTCTGGGGATATGGGAGATTACGACAGGGGTAGGAAGACTGGTTTTTAATAAGAATGACGTTATAAGGCTTGAGGCGATGCAGAAAGAGCCTCTAGATATAGATTATGATTGTGAAATCTATGAACAGCCCAAGCTGGGAATGAAATACCAGATGGGCGTGGACTCAAGCGAGGGTTCGGTAGACCCAAGTTCAATATCAATCGTATCTTTAGAGGGTAGGAAGGTGGCCAGGTTCAACGCCAAGGTACCGATTCCAGCCCTAGGAGATAAAATTTTATACTTATACAGAAAATACTACGAACCTCTAATCATCCCAGAGGTAAATGCCGCAGGAATGGCACTTCTGGAGTACATCAGGGACTTAAATGTCTATCAAAGGACAGTAGTTGATACAAAAGACAACACCGAGACCAAAAAGCTCGGATGGAAGACATCCCACTCAACAAAACAGGCTTTAATTTCAAACTTCAAGGATTTACTTAGATACGGGTTCCCACAGATTTACGATAAGAACACGATACTTGAAATGAAGACCTTTGTCTGGTCTGACGAGGCACAACAGAAGGGTGCTGGAGCAGAAAGGGGGATGCATGATGACGATATTATATCTACATTACTGGCATATTGGGGACTCATAGGAAACGCTACACCCCAGACTGCCATAGAAAAAGAATTAGCAAAATTTAAAAAACGGAGAAGACAAACTTCTTACATCTAAAATGAAATTGACACAAGATAATCTTATAACAATTATAAAAAAAGAGGTTGGATTTTATAATACCCCATTAAGAATCAATCCTACCTTTGCCAAAACACAGGCAGAGATAATCGGACTAGCCGATTATTACTACATGTCCAGGTATAGGGAGGGAGATACAGATTCATTGGGGCAACATAAGGTTTTTTACAATATAGTTAATTTGCCCGTAGAGGTGGCGGCAAAATCATTAGATATTGATACGAAGAACATCAGACTTCAGGGAGAAGACTGGGATTCTTATTGGGTTTCCTGGATTAAAGGAAAAGAATTGAACCTATGGATGAAAAATAAATACTTCGGAAGGCAACTTAACCTGTATCCTATTTATCTGGCCAAATATGGCCATTTATTCTTGAAAAAGGTAAGGGATGAGGTAATGGTGGTCAATCCGAGGCAGATTATTGTAAGACCAGACACGGAAGGAATAAGAGAGACGCCAATACTTGAACACCACAAGATAGCCTGCGATGCCTTCATCGCAATGGCAAAAGAGAATGGATGGGAACACTACGACCTTACATCACAAGAAGAACAAGACGGATATGTGGAGTTTTATGAAGCATATTTCCCAGATAAGTTTTTAGACAGTGAGTATAATTATTTTATTGTCAGACCTGGGGCGGAAAAAGTAATGGTTTATTTGCATCTGGACAAATGCCCATATAAAGAATTATCTTGGGAGAAAGTCCCGGGAAGATTCCTTGGAAGAGGACAGGTTGAGAAACTATTTGAAGACCAGATTTATCTTAACAGGCTGGCTAACTACAAGGCAGAAGGATTAGCGTGGACGGCTAAACACATCTGGCAGACAAGAGATTCTAACTTTAATGCCAACCTACTCGGTGGCACAGAAAATGGCGATGTCCTTAATGTAAAATCAGAACTTACGCCAGTGGCAATGGAAGAAAGGAATCTTGGGTTTTATTCTTACGAAGAACAGAAGTGGGAATCTACGGCAATGAAGAAAGCGTTTTCCACAGACCCAGTAACGGGAGACAGGGCACCATCGGGAGTTCCGCTTGGTTCATCTATGTTACAAGCCCAGATGACGGCAGGATATTACGACCAAAAGAAAGAAGACCTTGGTTCATTTGTGGAAGAAGTGATATGGGATTGGGTGTTGCCTGAATTTGAAAAGGAACACAATAAGGAACACGAAGTATTGATACAGAACCTTATATCGGGAACAGATGATTACTCTGGCAAGTTCTTTAATTTCTTATTATCGCAACGGATGAATAAAAAGAGATTAGGTATGATGTCTCAGGGCAAATGGTTAAGCGAAGACCAGTATCAGATAATCAAAGGAATACAATCCGACCTGTTAAAGAAAGAAGGATTCAAGATTGAAAGAGGTGCTTATGGAGACCTGAAGTCAAAGATAATGATTGACATTGTTGGAGAACACATTGATACCCCAGCGAAACTATCCACATTACAGGTATTGGTTCAGATGCTCGGTTCTAACCCGCAGATAATGAGAGACCCGCAAATCAAGAAGATAATCTTTAAGACCTTAGACTTAGCAGGATTCAACCCGCACGACTTTGAGATAGATGAGGAAACCGACACAGCGTCGGCCATACAACAGTTGGCACCTAGGGGTGGCTCAATAGCCGCACCAAGGACTAATAACTTACCAACCTCAATGCCAGCAGTTTCGTATAGTTCACAATAATATGGGATTTTTAAACAAACAAAACACAGCCAACAAAAAACGGGAAGCCGAATTAAATGCCAAAGCAGAGGATTTTAAGAAAAAGATTATGGAAGTAAGCGAGGAGTTTGAAATGAGGATGGTTCCTATTATCACTAAATATGGTGTTGGATTTGAAATACAACCAATGCCCAAACCACAAAATGACATTAACCAACCCACAGAGGGACTTCATAAGGATTAATAAAACAATGCTTCTTAAGCTGGTTGAGGGAAGACTCAACGATTGTTTATTGGGTTCTGTTGTTGCACCGACCATAGAGGAAAGAGAAAAGGCAAGATTATTGGCGTTAGAATACCAATCGCATATTGATACTATTAATGATTTATTAAAAAAGAAGAAAGATACAAAAGATTTTAGCGGAATTTAGAATAGGAATATTAAAGAGTCGTTTCGGGGTAAAAAACACCCGTATAAAAAAAGCTAATTAAATCAAGACTAAACTTGTAAAAATGGAAAATGAAAACATAGAGATGGAAACTCTACAAACCGAACCGGAGATGGAGACTCCTCAAACTCCAGAGGCAGAACAGCCTGAAAAATCAAAAGAATTGCAATCTGCTATCGCACAAAAGGAACACTTCAAGAAGAAATTTGAAGACTCCCAGAAGACGATAGAAGAATTGAGGAGAGACCCAAAATCCTCAAGCCAGGTTTCATCAATGGACACAATGCAAGCCGTAAGGCTTTCAAAGGCACTTCAGGGATTTAGCGAAGAGGAAACGGACTTTATACTCCGAAATACTTCAAGCAAGACTCCTGACGAGATTATCAAAGCCAGCCAAGATGAATGGGTAAAAGAGGCAATTCAGGCAAGAAGGGCAAAGGCCGCAGCACAAAACAAAGTCCCTTCACCAGGTTCTTCGTCACCATTCGCTTCCACGGTTAAATCACCTCAAGAGGTCAATGACATGATTGAGGGAAAATCAAAGGAAGAGAGAAGCCGAATTATGCAAGAATATGAGGCAAAGGTAATAAAAGAGAACAAGGCGAAAGGGATATAATTAAATGGCAATATTCGGACAACCATATTTAATTTTTACGCCCGATGTATGGGCTCCCTACATAGACAGGCTATTCAGGGAAAAATTGGTTGCAGCGAAGTTTTTTTCAAACTACTCTGATTATGTAACAGAGGGTGGAAGGAGTATCGTAATTCCTTCTGACGAGAACTTTACTGCCCAGGCAGTTAAAACCACTAACGGTGAAATAGACGGAGGTGGAATAACTGACACTGGAACGAGATTGGATATTAACCTTTGGTATGCAACACACAGAATGTTTGCAGACTTCCAGAAAGCTCAGGTAGCATCAAACTACCGAATCAAGGAAGTTTTTGCCGAAGGAATGGCTCACGCTTTAGCCAAATCGTTAGACACTTCATTATTGGCACTTTTGACAGCAACCTATCCTTCTAGGGTGGTTAATGCTTCAACTGCTGGTATTAAGAGCTCTGACCTTGAATCGGCTATCGGTATCATTGAGTCATACAACATCCCAAGAGAGGAATGTGCGTTCTTCTTCACCCCACTGGCTTACTTCACTGAAGTCTTGGCGGTACAGAAATTATATGACGCTTCCCAGTTCGGGAAAGCATCATTGATTACAGGAACACACGACCAAATCTACGGAATTCCAGTCTACGTCACTACATTACTGCCCACAACGGTTTTAGCTGAAATCGCACCGACAACCACTGGACGAGGACACAGATGTGCCCTTATGCACAAGAGAGCTATTGGATATGCTCTTGGAAATCTACCAATGGAAGGAAATGCAGTTTCATTACCGTCTGGAGTAAGAATGCAGGAAAAGTCAGGTGAAAACCTTAGAACAGTTACAGTTGCTGACATCATGTACGGTGTCAAAACAATTGGAGGTTCATACAGAGGAGTAAGACTTATCTGCAAGGTTAATCATTAAACATTAACATGTCGTTCTGTGGAGCATTGTCCTGACGGAAGATGCTTCACAAACGTCAGGGAATGACAAAAATATGAAAATAGTCTATATTAGTGACCCTGATAATCTCAGGCTTCCTGATTACGACATACTAAAGTCGTTGAAAAAGAAGCACGAGGTTAAAGTTCTTAACGTAAGAAAACTGGATTTAAAGAAAGCAATAAAGAAAGTATTGGCTTGCGACCTGATTATCCTTCATGGACAAATGGGTAAGTTTGATAACGCAACATATTACTTTATTATGGAAAGACTGAGGATTCTCGTACAGGGAAGCCCCGCAAAGAAGGTGCTATGGATGCTTGATAAGATTTGGGGTGAAAGATTCCAACTACTCCAGTATTTCTATGATGCGGTTGATTGCATATTTGTATCAGATGAAACATGGCTAAGAAGATTTAAGTCGGAAAAGATATTTCCACTACACCCAGGATTACCGGAAAGGAAATACAAAGGACACTTCAAGAAAGAATTGGCCTGTGATATTGCTTACTTCGGAGATATTTATGGCAGGAGAGAAGATGAATTAAAGTTTTTAAGAGACAAATTCGGTGGCAGACTGAAGGTCTTTAACAACAAGTTCGGAAAAGATTTAGCTGATTTATGCGTATCGGCAAAGATTATAGTTGTTCCACAAGCACCATTTGATGACTTCTTTTGGTCTGACAGGATTTACAGGGTTATGGATGCGGGAGGATTTGTATTACACCCACGCACCCAGGGATTAACCGATGAAGGATTTATTGAAAATATCCACTATATGACCTATGTGTTTGAACAGGAGTTATTTGCAACGATACAGATGCTTTTAGATAAAAGGGCCGACAAGACAAGAAAAGGAATAGCAAGAAATGGACAGAATTTTGTCAGGGAAAACTTTACTTATGACAAGAGGATTAACCAAATAATAGAAAAAGTAAATGAAGTTAAAAATATCAGCTAGTATAGTATCGTTTGCTAAGAGGGCAAAAGAAACGTGGGGACTGGAAGACTGGCTTGGAATTACTGACCCAGATAAAGACCTTTTGTTTTTTGGGCTTTACAATGATAGGGATTGGGCGGTATTTGACACGTTTGGTGGAAACCCATCTGTTTTATGGGCGGGAACAGATATTCTCCAACTGTTAAGCGATTATGAAAGAAAGAGGATATTGAAGAATCACCCAGAAGCAAAGCATTATTGTGAGAACGAATTAGAGGCAACGGAACTTAGAGGTCTTGGATTAGAGGTAGAAGTAATACCATCATTTTTAGACAACATTAATAACTACCCGATTACCTATAAACACACAAAAACACCGCATATATATATTGCGGGCAAAAATGAAAGAGAAGAAGAATATGGTCTAGGCGTGGTTCGCAGGATAGCAGATAGGGTTCCCGATGCTACATTCCATGTTTATGGGATAGATAAGAACTCGTCTTACTTTACAAGCGTTCCATCTGGTTTAGATAGGTTAGTGGATATTGATAGCGACCATCCCAATGTTTGGTATCACGGAAAAGTTGAAGAAGGACAGTTTAATAACGAGATAACCCAATACCAGTGCGGACTTCGTACAAACGAACACGATGGTTTTAGCGAGATAACAGCCAAATCATTACTAATGGGACAATATCCGATAAACAAGATACCCTACGAAAAAGTGTGGAGTTATACCACAGACGATGAATTGGTCGCCCTTATAGAGAAGTTGAAGTTTATGACAGAACCAAATCTTGAGGCAAGGTCGTTCTACATTAAAAAATTTAACCAATATCCTTGGAATATTAATAAATATGAATCAAGTAAGGGATAGTAGGGGAAAATTTATTGCAGGACATCCTGGGAATATTAATATGGGTAGAGGAACCTTCAAAAATGGGCACAAAGGATTATTAAATCATCCTAATAAAACTAGTTTCAAAAAAGGAAATATTCCTTGGCACAAGGGAAAGCAGATATATTGGAATAGGGGAGAAAAAAACAATAAATGGAAGGGAGGGATTACAAAATTGGTAGAAAAAATTAGAAAAAGTTTTAAATACCGACAGTGGAGGGACGATGTGTTTACAAGAGATGATTTTACTTGTCAAAATTGTGGAATTAGGGGTGGTTGGCTAGAATCACATCATATTAAATTATTTTCAAAAATAATAGAAGAAAATAATATTAAAATATTTGAAGAAGCATTGGGCTGTGAAGAGTTATGGAATATTAATAACGGTCAAACTCTTTGCGGGAAGTGTCATAATAAAACTAAAAAATATAAATAATAATATGGATATTAAAAACAAAATTGGAATCTGTGGTTCCCTTGGAATGGTTGGTGGTGCGACAAAAAGGTGGTTTCAAAAACAACCAGATTGCGAATTATATTTATATGACAAAAATGGCGAGGGTTCAATGGAAGAAATTAATAAAGCAGGCTTTATCTTTGTATGCGTCCCCACTCCCACGAACGAAAAAGGAGAATGCGATACGAGCATTGTTGAAGAAGTGGTTTCCCAGATTAAGGGAAGTAAAACCATTATAATCAAATCTACCGTTATACCAGGAACAACCCAGGGACTACAAGAAGAATATCCTCAACATAGATTCTTATTTAACCCAGAGTTTTTAACAGAAGAAACTGCCGATAATGACATGGAACATCCAGACAGGCAGATAGTGGGATTTACTCTTGAGAGTTATCCGATAGCAGAAGATGTTATGTTGATACTTCCACTGGCACCGCACGAAAGATTAATGCTTGCCAGCGAGGCAGAAATGATTAAGTACTTTGCTAACTGCTGGTTTGCCACAAAAGTGATTTATGCCAATCAGATGTACGACCTGTGCAAGATATTAAACATAGACTATAACACCGTAAAGGAAGGTTCGGCATCAGATAAGAGGATAGGAAGAACCCATCTAGAGATTTTTCATAAGGGAAGCAGGGGTTATGGCGGAAAGTGTCTACCAAAAGACATCAAAGCCATAATCGGACTAGCCGAAAAGGTTGGAGTAGATATGCCACTTTTAAAAGAAGTTGATGGATACAATACTAAGCTCTGCCCCAATAAGTGATTTGCTTTTAAATCTGCGGCCAATGAAAAAGATAGTGGCCAATGAGTTGAAGGATAAGGAATTTACAAGTGTATTAGAGGTTGGATGCCAGTGGGGAGAAAGTCTTAAGGCAATAAATGACTTATATCCAGGAAAGTATTTGGTCGGTTTAGATAGAAGTGAAATAGAGTTGGATAAGGTAAGAACGATATTGTCCGACATTTTTCTTGTATGTGCAGATGCTAAGAAATTGCCATTTGGAGATGAAAGTTTTGATGTGGTATTTACGAACGGATTAATGTGTATGGTATCACCCTATCAGGTTGAGACCATTTTAAATGAGATAATACGGGTGGCAAAGAGATATATTTATTTGGTGGAATTAGATATTCCGGCAACTATAGATATTGTGGATAGAGATAGGGTGGCCGCCAACTGGGTAGCACTTTTTAAAACAAGGGGATACGAGGCAATTAAAAGGAAATTAATAACAGATGAGTGGGACTGTCGTCCTTGGCAACCTTATGGTCATGTAATATTTGTAGATAAATATGAGAAGATTAAGGGAAACTAATATCAATAGCCCAGAAGATACCAATAAGAAATATAAATGGTTAGGACTAGATGAACCAAGCGAATCAGAACAAGCCAAGAGGATGCAGATGGTTGAAGGGTTAGAGGAAGGAATGAAAGTCGTGGAGCTGGGATGTGGAATATCAAGTTTTTGCCAGACACTAAAAGATAAGTTTCCAAATTGCGAGGTTCATGCCCTTGATTTCGGAGGAGATATTATAGAGAGATTGAAGATTAATTACCCCCAAATAAAATATAAAAGGGGAGACGCCACAAAAACGCCATACGAAGATAATTACTTTGATTATGTGGTAGCTGGAGAACTGATAGAGCACATACCCGACCCAGAAGACCTTGTGAAAGAAATGTATAGGATTTGCAAGAATGGGGGGGTCATATCAATATCAACACCATTTTTAGAAAGGATGTGGCGGCCAAATGATATTCCAGCAGAACATCTCTGGGAATTTAATAGGGACGATATGCATGGTTTGTTCAGTAAATATGGAGAAACCAAAACAAGATTTTTTATAGATAAGGTCGGAGTAGGGGGAATACACATGGTAGTAAATTGTATATGCCAAAAATAATATTTAGCACACCATTTACAGGAAAGACCCCATGGCAAGGTGAATATCCATTGAAACCCAGAAAGAGTACTGGGTGGAGTGATGGAGGAGGCGGTTTCAAAGGACAAGATTGGTTTGAACGCAGGCACAAGATTTTTAGAGAGCTTACGCTTAAAAGCCTTTACAACCAGACCGACAAAGATTTTCTTATATGGCTTCAGTTCAGGCCACAGGAAAAGAATAATCCTGTAACAGAAAAGATAGAGAACGAAATAAAGAAAAGCGGGTTGAAATACATACTGACATTTGACGGCCCGATAATGATGGAAGACCAGGCCACCTGGCACAATTTTAACTTAATAGAAAGAGCAGAGAGGTCTTTAAAACAGCTTGAACCGATAGACGAGGATTATGTTGTGGAGTTCAGCCTTGATAGCGATGATATGATACACAAGAAAATGGTTGAACTGCTCAGGTCAAAGGAGATGAAAGAACACGGGGCATTTTATATGAGAAAGGGGTTTATGTATTCTGTAAACGGAAAGATGGCTGACTGGGAAAATCCTCATTCAATGTCTCTTTATGCGATAGTTTATCCGACAGATGTATTTTTAGATGCCACAAGGCATTTTATGCACCAGAACGGATTAAACAGCCACGAACAGATACCAAAATTATTTGACGCAGAAGAATTACCCAATGGAATGTTCTGCTGTCCCAATCACGGATTAAACATAAGCACTGTCTGGGACCACCCATTTAGGAAGAAAGAATATTTTTATCAAGATGAAATTGAACAAATATTAAAAGATTTTAAAATAAACTAATATGCCACTTAAGCAAAAAAATGTTTACCTAGCTATTTTAAACCAGGGAGAGATAAACGAGAGTCTTTCTAAGGTTATTAACATAATGCTTGAACAGGATGCATACAGGATACATTTATCGTATTCAAGCATTAAGCCGATTTCAAATAATAGGAACACGATAGTTCAGAAGTTCTTGGCGATACCAGATTGCGAGTATCTGATGATGATTGATTCAGACATAGTCCCACCGCCCAATATTATGCGACTAATAGATTTTGACAAGGATATAATCACGCCCCTGATGTTCACAAGGCAGAAGGGTGAATTACTGCCCCTGTTCTTAAAAAGGGACAAGGATGGAATTTATAGCGTAGACGACTACCTTAACAAGGTTGGGTTGCAAGAGATAGATGCTACGGGAACGGGCTGTATTATTATCAAGAGAGAAGTGCTTGAAAAAGTTGATAAGCCATTTGAGAATATTTACGACAAAGACGGGATAAAGACCTTAGGGCTAGACCTAAGTTTCTGCCAGAAGGCAAAGGAATTAGGTTATAAGGCTTGGGTTCACTTGGACTATGTGGCTTCCCACTATTACACCTATGACCTTAAAGACCTGTACTACATCACCATAAACAAAGAACGGGCAGAAAATGAACTTAATAATATTAAGGAATATTTAAAAGAAAACCATCCAAACATTTTAGCCAAAACAATGGATGCCATCAAAGACAAACAATTAATTAAATCAAAACTATAATGAAATTTTTAGAGGCAACCAATAAAGAATTAAGTCTGTACCACGATGCCCTATCGCTACTGGGCATACCAGAAACAGATACGACCACATTTGCGGCAGCAACATACACAAGATATGTAAATGCCTGGTATCAGAGGATGGTGTTTTACATTTGGAGAAGTTCTGGAATGTGGCAATTTGACGATTCAACAGCCACCACTTTTCCCGAAGCAACCACAACACTAGTGGCAGGACAGGAAGACTACACAATTCCATCTGGCGGATTAGACGTAAGGGAAGTTTATGTAATGGATTCAAGTGGAAACTACCAGAAGTTAAAGAAGATAAATCCGTTCAACATAGGATATGCCAGAGACGAATACTATGAAACAGATGGTATGCCTGGGGAATATTACCTTGAGGGCAATTCTATCATCTTAAAACCAGCCCCTGGGGCAGGAAACGTTACATTAGCTTTAGGATTAAAGATTATCTTAGACAGGAACGTAACCATATTCGCAGTAACAGATACCACTAAAGAACCAGGATTTGTGGCACAATTCCACAGGATACTCTCTCTTGGTGCGGCCTACGACTTCGCAAGAGCACACAATATGGTTACCAAAGTAGCCACGATTAAACCA